CTTTGATCCAGAATCAAAAAAATTCTTTAGCGGTGTTTATGTTTCTGCATATGTATCTAAGGGCGCACAGAATACTTGGGAGAAAGTTCTAGACGGAACTCTTTCTGGTTTTTCTATTGGTGGTAGAATGAATGACTGGGACGATGCTTATGATGAAAAAATGGAGAGCCAGATTCGTATCATTAAAGATTATGATTTGGTAGAGCTTTCACTAGTAGACTCTCCAGCAAATCAGTTTGCCAGCATCCTTTCCGTTGAAAAGGTTGACGGCGTTGATGTCCTTAAAGGCGAGGGTGTTGACACAGTTCTTGAAAATGTATTTTGGGATGAAGATAGCGGCTTGGTTATGCTTTCAGAAAAAGAGGCTGAGACTAGCCCTAGTTCTGGAAATCAAATGACCAACATTGGCTTCGTCGAGAAATCTGACGCTGAAAAACAAGATATGGTAAAGTTCTTAGTTGATAGTGCTAAAGGCATTAATACATCTAAGATAACAAAGGAGGTAAGTCCTATGACTGACACAACAGAAGAGCTCGTCGAGAAATCTGACGAGGTCGTTGAAGAAGTAGAGGTTGCTCCAGAGGCAGATGCCGCAGCTGAAAGCGAAGCTGCTGATGAAACAAAAGCTGATGAAACAGCTGATGTTGAAAAAGCAGACGATGCTGAAGCAGAGGTCGAAGTTGAAAAAGCTGAGACCACTGAAGCCGAATCAGTCGAAAAGGCTGACGAGGTGGTCGAAGAAGCTGCTGAGGTGTCTAAGTCCGATGACGTAGCTGTTGACGCAGTTGCCGAGATCAAAGACACAATTACATCAGCCTTTAGCGATCTTGCAGACACCGTCAAGGCATTACATGCCGAGGTAGATGCACTAAAGAAATCAATTACTGGCGTATCCGAGGAAGTTTCTGCAGCCAAGCAGGAAATTTCAGAAACAAGGGGCCATTTTGATGAGTTTGGAAAGAGAGTCGATGCTGTAGAGCACGACACCGCTTTCCGCAAATCTGGCGATCTAGGCGAGATCGTGCAGGAACAACCAGAAATGGTTGAAAAATCCCTATGGGGCGGTCGTTTCCTCAAAACTGCCGACTTATTTAGATAAGTAAATTCACTTAGGAGGTGACAAATGTCGGAAGAAATCAAGAAGAACCAGCCTAGCGAGGTTGGTGAGCTAGGAGATCCAAATCCTGGTAACTATCAGGCCCAGGGTGCATTCGCATCTGGTGGCATTGGTGGAGTAACTGCTCCAGGAGCTTCTACTCTTGGTAACATTCCCACTGCCGAGCTCGGTGTACTCAGTGGACCCAACGCAGTAAACCCTTCGGGTGATGCGGCCAGTGGTATTCTCCGTCCAGAACAAGCACGTCGTTTTATTGACTACGTGTGGGATGGAACCGTTCTCGCCAAGGATGGTCGTCGCGTAACTATGCGAGCCAACACAATGGAACTCGAGAAAGTCAATGTCGGGGAGCGCGTTATTCGTGCTGCCAGCCAGGGTATTGGTGACTACACCAACACTGGTGCAACTTTCTCCAAGGTTGAACTAACCACCAAAAAGATCCGTCTGGACTGGGAGGTCTCAGCTGAAGCACTCGAGGACAACGTCGAGGGCGCAGCACTAGAAGATCACCTAGTTCGTTTGATGACAAATGCTTTTGCAAATGACATCGAGGATCTAGCTATTAACGGTGATGGAACTACAGGTAATTTCTTGAGCATCATGGATGGTTTTGTTAACAAAGCCACTTCAGGTGGCGCTCACGAATCAGTAGTTACAGTAACCGATAATGAGTGGACTCCAACCGTAATGCAAGACGTTATTCTTGCTATGCCCCGTAAGTACCGCGCACTTAAGAACAACCTTAAGTTCTACGCAGGTACTGACGCATTCCAGGGCATTGTTAAGAACAACGGTACTCTCGCTGACGCAGTCGCTGAGGCTATTGCTGGACAGGTTCCAGGTAGCACACAGGCTAACCGTCAGAATTACCTCGATGGCGTTGGCCAGACATTCGGTGGTGCTCGCACCACTCGTGTTCTCGGTATCGACGTGCAGGAAGTTCCTTACTACCCAGATGGTTATGTAGACCTTACATTCCCAGCTAACCGTATTTGGGGCTTCCAGCGCGACATCGTGGTTAACCGCGAGTATGTTGCTAAGAAGGACACCATTGAGTACACCGTATTCGTACGTTTTGGTATTCAGTGGGAGGAAGAGGACGCGATTGCATTTGCCGATGCAGCCGCAGACTCCTAATCCTTAGAGTCATATAATCGAG